CGCGCACGGAGCAGTACCTGGACCAGGTGGATTGGGGCAACGACTTCTGGTCGGGGTACCCGACCGACTACTCATTCTGGAACGGGCAGATCCGCCTGTTCCCGCCGCCGCAGGGCGGCCTGCCGGTGACGGTGAAAGGTACTGCGGTGCTCTCGCCGCAGCCCCTGATGAACGATTCGGACGACAACGCCTGGCTGAGTTCGGCGGAAGAATTGATACGGACGCGGGCGGTGCGGCAGCTCTATGGGCGCTACATCCGCGACCCGGAGCAGTACGCGCTGTATACGCAGCTCGAGAAAGAAGCTCTCGGCAATCTGCATGAGAAGAATATCGGGCAAACCGGTCTCAATCAGATCCGGCCTCATCTCTGATGGCAAAGCTACTGACGACATTGAAATTCGGCGAATGGCTGCCAGACCTGCCCGAGCATGACAATCCCGGGTCGCCTTCGGTGCAGAACGCGTTGTGGGTCAACGGCGGATATGTACCGGCTTTAGGATTCTCGTCCCTCGGCGTGTCTCTAAGTGCGCGCTGCCAGGGCGCGAGCGCGGCCATCGACAGCGATGGCAATACGCATATCTATGCGGGCACTGTGAGCCAACTGCTGGAGTACGACGGCACAGGCTTCCGCGACCGCTCGGACTCCGCCTATGCGACGCCCGATGGCGGGTATTGGAAGTTCGCGGAGTTCTCGAGCCCCGGATTTCCCGCATTGTTGGTGGCGACCAACGGAAGCGATCCAGTGCAGTCCATGGCGGTGGGAGATACGGCGTTTGCGGCACTGGCAGGTTCGCCGCCGAAGGCCGCAGCCGCGGCGGCGGTGAACCAGTTCGTGATGCTGGGCGATACCGACGATGCGGCGAACGGCGCGGTGCCGAACCGGGTGCAGTGGTGCGGCATCGGCGATCCGACCAACTGGGCGTTCGGCACACTTGCCGCCCAGGAAGCCCAGGCGGGCGAACAATTCCTGAACGCGGTGTATGGGCCTGTGACTCACATCGCGGACGGTTATGCCTACGGGTTGATCTTCCAGCAGCGGGCGATCACCCGCGCCTATTACGTAGGCGGGGACGCGATCTTCGCCTTCGATACTTACGAGAAACAGCGCGGTGCTTATTACCCGAACTCGCCCGTGCAGCTTGGCAACGAAGTGTATTTCATCGCAGAGGATGGCTTCTGCATGACGGATGGGCAGCAGGTGGTGCCCATCGGCCACAACAAGGTGGACAGCAGCTTCCTGGGGGACATATCGCAGGCTTACGCAGACCGTGTGGTGGGCGCATACGATCCCATCGCCAAGCTGATCCGCTGGTGTTATTGCTCGGCCGGGAACAGCAGCGGCATACCGGACAAGACCATCGCCTACAACTACGTGGACCAGCGCTTCATGCCGACCGGGCAGGACCTGTCGCGGATATTCAGCAGCAAGAGTTTCGGCTATACGATGGACACGCTGGATGGAGTGAACACAGATTTGGACCTGGTGACGCCGTCGCTGGACGATCCGTTCTGGCAGGGCGGGAACCTGCAGATCCAGGCATTCGACGCCGGCAACGACTACGGCCAACTGGGCGGCGACGCCCTGGATGCGAGCGTCGACACCCTGGAGACTGCGCCCAACGGCGGGGGGATCACCTATATAGATGGAGTGCGACCGGTAGTGACCGGCCCCAGCAGCGGTGCGGCTACTCCCAGCGTGCAGCTCCTGACCCGGAATCTTGAGAACGCGGGCTATACGGCGAGCGCGGCCGCCTCTCAAGACAACCGCACGGGCATCTGCAATCTTCGGGCAGCTGCGCGATATGTACGGGCAAGAGTCGTGTTGCCCGGCGGAGCCAATGGCGGGTTCGGTGTCGCGACAGGCGTCGACATCTATGGCGTTGGAGCAGGAGAGAGATGAGCCAATTACAGCAACTTCGCACCACACCGCCCTACGACGAACCCTGGAAAGTGGCGACGCTGGTGAACCTGCTGGTGGGTGGACGCCTGAACAGCGTCGGAAGCGTGAAGCTGACGCAGAACGGCAACAGCACGCTCTTGAGCGACAACAACATCCGACCAGGGGCGAAGTTATTCTTCACGCCGACTACCGCGCATGCGGCGACGGTGACGGGTCTCTGGTATGACCCGAGCACGGTGCCGGACGGCGGCGGGAGCGTAGTGCTCCGGCATTCGGTGGTGAACCAGGCCGATCTCGATCTCGACTATGTAATCCTCACCTAACACAGAGGTCTGACAGATGAATCCGTATGACCCGGATTGCGATCCAACCATCAGCAGCAGGGCACCCTACCTGCCACCGATCACGCCCAAACAGGCGATACAAGCACTGCTCTCGCCGGAGAGTCAGAACTACGCGCTGCTACATGGCTTGCTACTACCGCACGGATCGTCCTTGGCGCAGGCGCTGGTGAACGGCAGCCCGGTGCCGACGTCGCCGTACCAGGGACTGGCGAAGGACTTGCAGGATCACGGCATCACCTCGTTACCTTATGCCGATCCGCGTCTGGTCAACGTCACCACCGATCCTTCCAAGCCGGCATTCCAGACGGCGGGAGGGACGACTATCCAGATGAACCACCAGGGGCCGAGGACGATGCTTCCCTATGGCGCGAACCTCGATGCGCTCACAACGTTCGCCGACAAGCTCGGGCTGCCAAGCATCCAGATAAACGGAGGTTCGGAGGCGGCCGGGCACAGCGTTAACCCGACAGACGCCCATGGCGCGAACAAGGCAATCGACGTGGCGCCCATCGGACCCGTGCCGAACTTGTCAGACGATAAGCTGAAACAGGCCGCTCTTGCGGGCGGCTACACACATGGTATGTGGGAGATCAGACCGGGTGCGATGCACCTGCATCTGCAGATGGGTCCGGAAAATATCAAGGGAAATCCGGATGACTATGATCTCAGTCATCCTGGACCGATCAGCGTAAAGGATTATACTAAGCCCGCGGTGAGCGATCCGCCTGATAGGGACCAGTGAGATGGGAACCAGCAGCTCGTTGGCAAGACTCCATGGAGTGATCCTGGCTTCGGTGCTCGCATCCGCGAGTGCAGCGGATGCCGCGCCCGACTCGCTGACGATCCTGAAGCAGTACCCTGATTTCGCGAAGGCGGTCACTACGACCAATCTCGAGGCCAAGACCGCGACGATCGACGTGACGCTGTGTCGCGGCAGGCATGGGGCTTGCGAGATGTTCCGGGGCGATGCCAGGTCGGCACAAGGCATCGAAGACTATGCCTACCTGTGCGCGGTATACGAGAACGATTGCATGTATGGCAAGCACGCGCAGGTGCAGCAGTCCCGGGCCGCGAGTCTCATCCAGGAAGCGACCGACAAGGGCTACGGCCAGGCGATCCTGAGCCGCTACAGCAACCAGTACGACTGTTCGAGCGCGAAAGACGCTACGGCGTGCGTACTGCACCACCTCTTCAAGACTGCGGGCATCCAGCGGTTCATCGTCCAACATAGCGGCCATTCCGTCAGCTATCTGGAAGCAGATGAAGACGGGACCGGCGATCTGTTCGAAGGCTAGCGGGGCGCAATGACGCGAGGTATGAACATGAGGATCCGAGCACTGCTCGTGGCGGCCTGTCTCGCGGCGGGTCCCGCGGCCGCAGACGGGCCGGCAACGCTGCAGCCTGTGGAATCTTTCGCCAGAGTCATGAAACTGGAAGACCTCATCCATGGGACCGTCACCTATCGGGTGGACTTCTGCTCCGAGGGCGATTGCGACATGTTCCTGGCCGATCCGGATCACCTATCGGCCCTGAAGGACTTCAGCGTGCTGTTCGCCAGTACCGACAAGGATTACGTCGCCACGCTCAAGGCGCCCCCGGACAGCAGCGTCGTCGCGGCGATCCTGGCCAACGGCACGAAGAAGTATGGCTGCCAGGCGGATCCCAACGAGACCCGATGCGTTATGCATGGCCTATACCAGGCCGGGAAGCTGAAACGGTACAGTTACCTCACGAAGGATGGGTACTTCTACGAAGAAGTGGACGAGGACGGGAAGTACATCCCCGGCGGGTATGACTGAACTTACTGCTCTTCACCCTATGTCGCAGACCGGCCTCGAGCCGGTCTTTTTTTGCCCCTGGGAAAGGATAGCCCCGTGCTGATCTTGCCCATCCCGCCCTGGGATGTGCCGGCGCTGTGGCCATCGGTGGCGCCGCTACTGGAGAAGGCGCTGACGAGGCAGGCAGAAATGGATCTCGATGACGTGAAAC